TACCCGCTTTTTCCCCCCCCCCGCACCGGACTTTACGTAGCGCACCCGTTCGACCGCCGGGTACTGTGCAAACGCGATCGACAAGCCCGAGATTCCGGTGAACGTATCGCCGCATGCATACGTCCGATCCGTCCAGAAGATGCTCGCCGACCCCCCTACGCTTTCGATCGCCATCTGATCCGCCGCCCGCTGGCAATAGCGTTCGAACACTGCCGTGTCGTCGCGCGCCATGAACGCCGGCTCCGCCTCCAGGTAGCCGTACCCCAGCAAGTGACTTCTCGCCGACTTCAGTCGCCGCCGGAAGCGCTCATACCCCAGGTCGATCATCTTGCAGCGTGATACCGCCCCGCTCGCTCCCCGCGCCGTCGGCATACACGTAAGTCGGCGGTCCGAGCGCACCGTGGCCGTAACCGACACCCAAAACCTGCGCTCCAGGTACGCCTTGATCGCCGTCTCGTACCTGTTGCCCGCTTTGTGAAACGGCGCCGAGTCGTACGGGTTATCCTCGACGAACCGGATCGCCGCCCGCTCGGTGTCGATCTGCACGTGCCCCGCAAACTCGATCCACTTTGGATCGTTCGCCGGCGGCGGCGTATGCACGCCTGCGGTGCCGAAGTGGATCCGCACCTTCGGCGCCGTGTCCGTCGTCGCCGCGTTGGCCCGCCCGATGGTCTCTCCGAACGGCCTCCGTCTAGGCAGCCATTGCACCGTCAGACCCGGATCGATCTCCGCCCCACCGAATGCGAACGACGCCCCGTACCACAGCCCGCCGTACTGCCCGTTAGGCCCCGGCTCATCCGGCGTGATGTACGGGCTGTACTTTGCGCGACTCCAAAACCACCACGCGATCCGGTCCGTCGACGGATCGGGCTCGTCTGCGAACTCCCACAGGTCGAACAGTCCGTCAGGGAAGAACCACAGCCGAAACACGTCCGCCACTTCATGGTGTTGCGGATGCGCCGCGTGATAGCGCGACTTCGGTGCACCGCTCTCCATCTCATACGCAACGTCTGCAAAGTCGTCCTGCCACAGTGTCAGTGCAGCGGTGATCTCTGCGTCCGTGGTCATATTGTCCAGCCGTTCATTGTCCGGCTTCCAGCCCGGGCGCATCAGGAACGTCGCCTCGATTTCCTCGTATCCCGCGATGAATTTCGGCCGGGTGATCACCCGCCGATCGATTGTGACATGTGCCTGGCTGACCTTATTGGCCTCTGCGATTTCCTGTGCGGTCGCCGCACTGTAATCGCTGAACGGCCGCCCGCGCGGCAGGTCGCCGCGTTTCGGCATTCTCATCAGCCGGTCGCTGCTGAACGCATCCTCCTCGCGCTCCAGCGACGCGAACACTCGCAGCTTATACGTGACCGTAAACCCCCCGCGCGACGTTTCTTCGGTCGCCGTCTCGATTTGATAGTGCAGACCCGCCCGCGAGCACAGCGTCAGCAGGGCCTCGTCGACGTTCATCGATTGGATCGACACGTTGTCGTCGCAGATTGCCGTGATCTTACGGATGAACGGATCACTGGCATGTGGCTGCGGCGCCTCACCCACCAGTTCGTCTGTGTCGGCGATGAAATCCGACACGTCAATCGGTGCCCCCCCTCGCAGAATGTAGTGATAGCACACGTAGCGCAGAGCATCGACGTACGTCCACCGGCCGGCCAGCGGGTGGTTGTTGGTACTAAACAGGTACAGTGCCACGTTCCCGTCCGCTGAATAGAACGGCAAAAACCCGGACGGTCCGATCCCCGCCCGGTTCGGCTGTCCCCCTTCGTTGAACACACACGCCAGCGACGTCACCAGCAGATGGTCCGGGCTTTGTATGTTCCACGCCACGCCCGGCGTGAATCGCATGTGGCGACCCGTGACCTGCTGTCGTATTCCATGCCGCAGTCTGACCTGCCCTTCTGATAGGCACGTCACCGTCATCGACTGCGACTGCGGCGACCACTGCAGCGTGTGGGCTTGCGGAACGCCTTGAAAGAGGACCTGCCCTATCTGTCTACCGCTCTGCGTTGCGATCCGCACCCGCCGCTCAGCCGACAGTGCCTCGATAATCTCGGCGAAGTGTTCGGTATGCGTCTTTTCCGCGTCCAGCTTTACGATCAGCGTCGCCGTGTTGTCATTGCCGTCCATCGGCACGTCGATCGACGTCCAGTCGATCACGTCCGACGCCGTCCAGCGCGGCTTATGCGCGTCGCGTTGGATAAAGACCCGCGCCCCTTGCTGCCGAAATGATCCCGCCTGCGGCACATCGTCCACAAACGCCGGCGGGCGCACCGGCGGTAGCAGCGGATCGCGCGCTTTGACCCGCTTAGTATTCACGAATGTCGTGATCGCCGGCTCACCCATGACCAATCACCAATTCCAAATTACGACTGACCGAAGCGCCGTACTGGCGGGCTGCTTACCCGGCCTGCGCTGTCACGCAGGTTGCCCGTCAATCCGTTACCCCCGGCTCTTGGGGGGATCCCGCTAGCCATTCACGAACGCCCCAGCCATTCGTGCCGTCACCGGGTCATGTCGTGAAACACGAACTTGCCATCGAGCGCCAAGAATCCGACCGTGTTCCCGTCCTGATCCTCGAACCACCCGAGCCAACCGACCAGGTGCGGTCTGTGATACGCTTTGAACGCCATTACTGTCTCCATTGTTTGTGAACCGAAACGCCTTCACTCACCCCGCGACGTGCGCTAGCTCCGTCACTCGAAAATACTCCTCGAAACAAGCACCGTTCCTGTCGAAATACCGCACGTTGATTTCTTGGACATCGCCCTCGTCGATGTACAGTGCCTTGACAACGCCCGGAAGTCCCGAGCCGAGTATCTCCACGTTCTCACCCACACTGAATGCAAAATCTACCGTCATGTCATGCTCCTTTGTTCACTTCAAGATCCCAAACGCAATCGTCATATCCATCCCGATCGTGTACGGGCTGCTGCCACTCGTCAGCTTTCGCAGCTCGCCGAATCGGACGTTCGTCATTACCGCGTTGTCCGACAGGACCACGCCCAGTATGTCGGCCAGTTTCGTAGGTGCCATCTTGCCCACGTCCACTGCACTCCGCGCCCCCGTCGTCGCGTTGATCGTCTGTCCCGTCCGGTACTGGCTCAGGTGGCTGATAAGCGCCGCCAGTTCGTCCTTATCTTTAAGCTTGACGAACCCCGTCCAGGTGACCGCCTGTCCGGCCCAGCCCATCCGTTCGACGTACGTCGCCGTCTGTTGTGGCAGTGCATGTTTTACGTCCCGCGTCTGCGGCGGCCCCATTACCACCTTCAGCGTAGCCCACGCCTTACTCGAGGAGCGCCGCGTCGACCCTTCCTGCCCGACGTCCAGCTCGCTTACGCCGTTCGTACCACCGAATTGCGGCTTATTCGCCATCCTTCATCCTTCATCCTTCATCCTTCATCCTTCATCCTTCATCCTTCATCCTCCATCCTCCATCCTTCATCCTCCATCCTCCATCCTTCCGGCGTCACCTTCCCTCGACGCCCGTTCTGTCCGCCCACGTCTGCCCGTTCGTGATTGCTTGCTGCTGGACCGACGCGCTCGTCGGATGCACGTGGACCTCCGCCGCTTGGATGACTGTGCCGCCGGTTGGTTGTAGGTTTTCCAACGCCTGCCGACGCCCTTCGTTCAGCTCTTTCAGGAAGCGAAGCATCTCCATCACCAGGTCTTCGCTTAACCGCACACCACCAAGCCCTATTGCTTCTGCCCCCGCCCCGAGGGGCGTTCCCGCGAACAGTCCTTCACCACCTACTCCAATTTGATTCCGGACAATCACGTCACCCCGTAGATTCCGTCCAACGCCTTCCCCTTCCAATCCGCCCGCCGTCGCCCCCGAAATCCGATACGCCTCCAGGACCTTGTCCAGGTGCTCCTCTGCAATTCCGAACGCCTTCAGTTGCTCTCGCACATCCTCCGTTCCGCCCTTCACCTGTAGGTCCTCAATCACATCCCGATGCCGGGCCCTCACTACATCTCTCTGCCGACCCTCCGCCTTGGCGACCTGGCCCGGCGCTCCCGGCTGTTCCACGAAACTCTCCAGTGTCGCCAGGCGCGACCACGCCGGTGCACCCGGATCGAACTCGATCTCCTCACCCACTGTTGCCAGCAGGACTGCCTGTCGTGTCTGTTCTTCGCTTGCTCCGATCCCCTGCAGTTTCGCTCGCACCCGGGCTGAGACCGCCGCCGGCACCCCCATCAGTTCCTCATCGCGTTGTGCCTGCCGTTGGATGGCTTCGCTTTCTGCGATGTCCATTTTGGTGAGCCGTTCCCGCTGATCCGCCACCTCGCGAATCGCCGCCGCCATTTCGTCGTATCGTTTAACCGCCGCCCGGTGCGCCTCACCCGACGCCGCCAGCGCTTCGGTGGATCGTTTGATCGATTCCTTGAGCCGGTTATACGTTGCGATGATCCCCATGATCCCCGCGATAACCGCCCCGCCCGCTCCCACCAGCAGCAGTGCCTTGGCGTTCGCTCGCACCGCTCCCGTGACTTTCGTCATCGCCCCGCGCAGCACGATCTGTCGTGTGGCCAGGTCACCTGCGATTTTCGCTGCTTTGACGCTCGCCTCGACCACTACTCCCAGCAGCGGGTGCACCCGCCCCAGCAGCATCGTGTAGTCGCCCTCCGTGGCGTTGAGTTTTTGTTGCGCTTCGGTGCCCTGTTTAACCGCTTTGGTCTGCGCGGTCGTTCCCTTGCCCACTTGCTTTTGAGCCTCGTCGACCTTTTTCAGTTCCCCGGCGACCTCCTCACCGCCCTTGAACTTGGCCTCCATTCGCAGTTCTTGATCAGGCATTTTCGATCACGCAATCTCGAACAGTTTCGTCACCGCGTTCAGCTTGTACTTTGTCTCCCCGTTCCTCCACGTGGCCTTCCCTCGCACCGTGTACCCCGAGTGCCCCGCTCCGTGTGCCGGTGCAATCCCCGTGAATTTCAGGCCGTTGATCGTCAGTACGCCGTCGTCCACCCCGCCGCGCCCCTTCAGCGTCACCGTCAGCACCCCCCGCACGGCTTGCACCAGTGACGTGGCGATGTCCTTATCACTCGCCACCTCCTGCGCGTCCTGCAGCGTCATGCTCACTTCGAGCGGGCCCCAGCCCGCCAGGTCGACCGCCGTCGCCCCGATGTCGTTATCGCTCCCCGCGCTCAGTACCGTGGCCGCCATCCCCAGGCTGATCGATTCCACGTGCACCGGCGCGATCGCCGGGTCGTCGCCGTCCGGATCGAACGACGCGGTATGCGGCTTGAAGTAGCGCGTCGGGTCAATCGCCGTGGGCTCGACCTCGATCGTGTCGTCGAGCACAAAGATGTCGTCCAGGTCCTTGGTCCCGTCCGCGAATCGCACTTGCCCGCTGAGGTTCAGCACCGCATCCGCCACCGGGTTACGTGGCAGGCTCATGTTAAACCCCGTCCACACGATCCCCGGCACGGTATACGTGCTCCACTTCGCCGGTTGGCCGCTCTGTTGGGCGCTAAACACCGTATCACCCGGCGTCGACGCCAGTATCGCGTTCACCTGGCCCACGTCCGTACAGCTCAACGTCGCCATCACCCGAAGGAGTGCCACGTCCAGGTCTTCGACGCCGATCCCCCCGTCCGGCGAGCTCAGTACCTCCTCCGGTTGGGCGTCGAACCCCAGTGTTTGCACACCCCCCACGCCCACCGTGTTCGTAGTCAGCGCCCGTACCTGGAAAATCCGTTCGTTTGCCATTGCCTATCCCTCACGAGGCTTTCTTACTCGCCAAAATGTTGACCTTGATCTCGACGATCGACACGCCCTTTTTGAACGACAGCGTCGTCCCGGGCTGCACTTGCACGTGGTCCGCTGCCAGCACGCTCGAGCTTGCGGGCAGGATCGATGCGTTATCCAGCGCGTTGACGATCAGCTCGGTCAGCAGGTTCGTTCCCGGCGTCACCGGCGTTCCCGTCTCACCTACCCGTGCCCCCCCCGCGTCCCGCGCGTTTTGTACTGCCAGCCACAGCACAAAGACCAGGGCGTAGTCCTGATCTCCCTCTGTCGTCAAACGCGGATCGAACCCTTGCAGCATGACGGCCACCCACGGCGTGCGTTCGCCGCGCAGTTGATCGATGATCTGCATGCCGCCCGTAAACGAGTGGATCCCCTCGAACGGCACCACGTTGGCCGCCGGGATCTCGCTCAGCGCCCCGATCGTACTGACCAGCCAGGCCTCCGCGTTACTCGCTAATGATCCGTCGTAAGCCATCACTCATCCTTCCGCCTCATCCTCCGTCGCCCATCCTGCTCTTAGTATCCACTCCCCGTACAGTTCCGCCGCCTCGTCCAGTGCTTTCGCGTCCCACTTGGCGAAGTGTTTGGGCTTGTGCGTGACACTGCGCATCAGCAGGTAGAGCGCCGCATCTTTGCCGAACCCGAACTCGTTTTTCGGATCGACCAAAAGTCCCAGGACCGTTCCCCGCAGGATGGGCACGAACGTCAGGTGTTCCCGTGCCGGGTCCAGATCTCGCGGCCAGCCCGCCCCGCCCGCCGCCCGCCGTTTGAGCGACGGAGGCAGCGGAATAGCCAACGCTTTGTTGGGCGGCTTGGGGCGGATCGTTCCCCCTTCGTTCATTTGGGCCGCGTAGGGCACGTTCGAACCCACTTCGACGGCCATTCGTTCCAGGCTGTAATGCCCGTCCGGATGACCAACTGCGAAGCTGGCGTTCAGCCGGCCGGTTCGATATGCGTTGTCGCCGCTCTCGTACGAAGCTTGCAGTCGGCGCGACATCGTCGTCATGCCCAGTACGCCGATCACTTTCATGAGGGCGCGTGGATTGCGATGCTTGGCGGCCAGATGGCTCACCAGCTCGGGTGGATCGATTGTTACAGTCACCGTCACGGCCATCCATTACAGCCCTTCCCGTTTATCGCGTCCCGTCACGCGTTCTTCGTAGCCGAACTCCGGGCTGCCAGTCGGCTCACCCGGCATGTTCGTCTTTGCCTCGGCGTACTTCGCCAGCGCCTCGATCGCCAGCTTGCGCTGCTCTTCTATATTTGGCGGCACCGTATCGCGCAGCAGCCACAGTCGCACCACTGCCAGATCGAGCGTCAGCGCCTTGAGCCAGGCGGCCTTGGTCGTGCCACCCGTCACTTCCACCGGCGTAGCCCGCCGCCGCGAGAGGTACTGATCGACGTCGCCTTCCGCTGCTGCGATCACCGCCGTAAGCTTGGTCGCATCCGGCCCTGATCCCGAATCGGACGTAAGCTCCGCCGCCTTCTGCGTCCCGACCCGTGCGATCAGTTCATCTGTCGAAGCGTAGTTACCCATCGTTCAGCACGTTCAACCTCGCACCCGGTTTTCTGCCGTTTTGCCAACGGGCCAGGTCGGCCAGGTCCACGTCGCCGTCGTCGTCGAAATCGAACCACGTGCACGCCGGGTCGATTCCGCACCCCCACCCCCTCCGCACTCCCTCGTCCGTCGCGTACTCGTACCACTCGGTCGTATCGCCGCGTCTCGGCTGCGGCTTGGTCCGCCAGCCCGTTGCGAGGTCGTATTGCCATTCCAGACACCCCGCCACCGGCCCGTAGAGGCAGCGCACGATGCGCAGATCGAACGGGTAGTCGTCCCGCCGGGCGGCGCGTTCGCACGTACACGTGACACCGATCGACACTTCCAGCGTCGCCTCCGCATCGTCCCGCACGGTTGCTCGCCGCTCACCCGCCTGCGCCTCCCAGAGCGATCCGGCTATGGCGACGACAAGGAACACGGGCAGCCATGCATGCTTCACCCATTCAGCCTTCATCCATTCAGCCTTCATCCTTCATCCTTCATCCTTCCGGTGATCCTTCCGGATCATCCTTCCGGATCATCCGGCAGCGCGAACTTGCCCGCCGCCGGATCCTTCACCTCCTCGGGCATACCAATCGCCGTCGGCGCCGTTGTGGTCACCGGCACCGCATCGGCGGTTTCCGGCGCCGGCTCGTCGAACGTTCGGCCTTGCTCTTTGGCCCATCGTTTGGCGATCTCGTGCGTCACCTCATCGCCGGCATACGGCCGATCGAGCTCGGCGAACGTCGCCTTGACCTTGGCAACCACGTTTGCGTACCGGCCGCTTTCACCCATTCCGCCCGCGTCGGCTCGCGAGCGGTTGTTGTTTTTCGACATCACAAATCCTTTCGTAGGGCGGGCTTCGCCCGCCAGACTATCACCACAACCGACGACGATTACGTCGTGAACACGTGCTTGACCATCCGCCGGAACTGCCCGTACGCGAATACGAACCGCTCGCGCAGCGTCACCAGCAGGCCGTCGTTGCGGTCCATCCATTCCGGCTGATCGTACGTCACGATTTCCAGCGGCGTCCGCTGCTGATGGATGATCCCCTTCTGTGGACTGCCCACCGCATGCACGAAAATCGTGCACGTCGTCGCGCTGTGCGTGAAGAACTCGTTGATTTCCATCTCCGCCAGTCCCCGGCCGAACACGTTGTCCGTATTCCCGATCAGCGTCGAGTTGAGCGCCTCCCGAATGTCCTTTTCCGCTTCCGGCGGAATCAGTACACGGATTTTGCCCATCGCCCCCCGGTTCCCCGGCCGCCCCTGGTCGTCCAGGAACCGTGCCATCTTGGCCTTGATAATTGCCATCTGAGCCAGGAACTCCGTTGCCGTGGGGATGGCATTATCCGCCGCCGCCACGCTGGTCAGGTTGTTGTCGATCGCCCCGCTGGCACCCTCCGTGCGGGTGTCGTGGAAGAACGTGTTCCCGTCATACGCGATGTACCCCGCGCTCCCCCCGTTCTCCAGCATCTGTGTGAACAGGTACGGCTTATACGCCGCCCAGGCGGTGGCCATCTCTGCGATGCGCATCTTAATGGCCCCCGTCTGATCGTCCTCGAACCATTCGCGGGGAAACAGCACGCTCAGCTCGTACGTCTTGTTCGTGATGTCGTACGAAAACGCCCTTATGCCCTTGATGCGCCGCCCGTCGACCATCTCTCGCGGTTGCGGCATCGCACCCGCCCACGCGAACGGCGTTACCTTCGTCGTCGCCTCCTCTTCTTGGCAGTGCTCCTGCCAGATTTGGGGAGCCGCGTCGATCTGCTCCTGCAACCCGCGCCGGATCCCCGCCGTTGTCAACTTTTGTAAAGTTCCCTCTGCCATCAAACGATCTCCTTATCGTTTTATTCGGTTCGCTCCATCGAACCGTCACGGCGGGCATACCCCACGCCCGCCGTTACCTGTTCTCTTACGCGATCGGTATGGCGATCACACCGGCCTTCATCGCGCCCTGCTCGCTCGTTCCCGACGTCAACTGTGACACCAGGGCCTGGATCCCCTTCCCGGCCGCTACGATCGCCAAGGCGCTCCCCGTCGCCGCGCCGATAGCCACCTTGTTCGCCGCTGACGCGATGATGTCGTTGACCGCATCCGCCCCGGCGTCCGACGCCGTCAGCGTGGTGATGTCCGTCCCGTCCGTTCCCTCGATCGTGACAACCCCCTGGTCTTCGGTATCCCCGCCGAACGTTTCGGTCACCAGCCCACCGGCCCACAGCACCAGCAGTCCGTTCTGGTTTTCGGTGGGATGGATAAGCAGTGCCTTGTTCGCCGCCACCGTCTCAATCGACGGTGTCCAGCGATTGAAGATCGGCCCGATGCCCCCCGTGCTGGGCCCCGGCAGTCGGATCATTCCGTACCCGCTGGCCTCGAACCGTTCCACCCAACCGGCGAACGCATTGCCCAGCGCCACCTTGGTCAGCGTGTTGTCGTCCGACGCGTAGACCGGCGCGCCTACGTCGGTAATCGCCAGTCCCGAGACCGCGTGTTTAAAGCATCCGCTGGCCAGGACCTTGATCGTCTTGGCACCCGCTGCGCCACTGTTAGCCACTTCCTCGAGTGCGATCCCGATGAGCCGATCGAATCCCGTCAGCGTCGTTGCCACCGTCGAGTTGACGTACGGCTGCACGTACCCCGTCGCCAGCATGCCGACAAACGCCCCCGCGTAGATCGTAGTCGCCGCCGCCACCGGCAGTTCGACGACGTCCCCTCGCGGGTCGGTCTGCGGCTTGAACTCCAGCAGTCTACTTTTGGTAAGTACTGCCATTCCTTATCTCCTTTTTTGTTGCAACCCGTCGCCCTCTGCCCGGTTCAACCGTCAGACCGCGACCAGCTTTTCCTGTTCGTCCTTGCTCAGCGGCCCGTGACCCGCCTCGCGAAGCGCCCCGTTAACCCAGCCTGTCAGACTGGCGTAAATCGCCCCTTCTCTCCCCCCGTATTCCCGTTCCGCCGCCGCGATAACCTTCTCTCGCCGCGTGCCTTTCGTCTCGTCCGGCTCGCTCATCCTGCCACCCGGTGGCAGAACCGCCGGCATCGTTCCCATGAACGCATGGAAGTTGTCGAGCTTACCGGTGCTCGCGATCTCTCGCTCCGCCATCGATCTTAGCGACTTGACGTGCGGTTCGTTGTTGGGGTTGATCTTCGGCGGACTACTCGTCGACCAGCGATCGATGGCTTCGTCAACACTCCGCTGTCGTTCCCGCGTTTCGTAGACCTCAAGCCGGTCGGACATGGTCTTCAGCTCACCCGACTGCGCCGCCTTCGCCACCGCCTTTTCTGCAGCGGCGACGATCTTTTCCGGCCCGGCGTCGTCGCTCAGCTCGAAGATCTTCCGCATCGACGCCGCCACCTCCTCCCCCTTCGCTTCCCCTTCCTTCTCACCGCCTCCGCCCTTGGTCAGCAGTGCGTCGATCACCGCCTCGGCGCCCGCCGACGCCTCGACATCCAGGCCGAACCGCTCGATCACTTGTCCGAGTTTGATCGCCAACGCTTCCGCGCTCCCACCGGTCTGCCCTTCCTGCTCATTCGGCTCATCAGCCATAGTCCTAAGCTCCTCTGCCAGTAGCCGTTCAGAAGCCGCCTTCAGCTCACTGGCATGAAGCGTGAGGGGCTTATTCGTCAATGCCACACTGTGCAATCGCGTCACCCGGTTCGTCTTTTTGTCCACTACGAACACCGGCGAGCGATACTGATACCGTTTTTCGTGTACGTCTCTTGCCCCCTCGGCCGTCCACTCGACCTCTGATGCCAGGATCCCCCGCCCCGCCTCGTAGCGCAGCCCTTTGATCCACCCCACGGCGGGTGCCGGCAGTCCCTTATCCGGGTTGAACAGCGTCGCATGGTCGTGGTCGATGGGAACTTGCACGCCTCGCCGATCGAAGTCGTCGATTACCGCCCGTGCCGATTCGGCGTCCACAACCACCTTTTGCCCGTCGTACATCTCGACCGTCCCATCGGGGATGATCTCGAAGTCATGCCACGTGAAGTCCGGCCCATCGTCGCTGGTCGATCCCACGATCAGCTTCATAGCGCGCGGCATACTGACGCCCCGTTCAGTCGCCCTATTTGATTTCACGTTTCGCATCTGTAAACCTCTTTTCAACCAGCGTCCGCAACTTGCCTTTGAGTCCGGTGAGCATCATCCGGTCCGACGTCTGATCCCGCGGAAAGTCGAACTCCTCTGGTACCTTGATCCGCTTCTTGCCTAGAAACCGCTGCCCGCTCTTTTCCACCGCTGCGCCCAATCGCTTCGCCTCTCGCTCCGTGACGTCGCGCACCGTGCACCTGCACCCCCAGCCCCACGGCGGGAAGATTCGATTCCACACTGGATCGTCCTTGTGGAACACCTTGCCGTTGAGTGCCGCGTGCTCCGCCCGCACGTTCGCGTCGCCCACCGTCACGTACATCCGGTATGGGAAGGCGTTCTTCACCGGCGGGCTTTCGCCCATCCGTTTCTTGGCGACGTTGTACGTGGTCATCATGTTTTGGCGCAGCATCAGTCGCAGGTAATTGCCCGCCGGCGATTCCAGTCCCGCCTCCGCGAACAGCTCCTGGATCTTGTTTTGCATGTCGCGCAGGCTGCTGCCATGTTTGAGTGCCCTTCCGATCTCCTCTTGCACCCGTTCGATCAGCGATGCCTTGTTGACGGCCACCAGTCGAAACGCCCGCGCCCGCTGCTCGCGGGTCAGCGTCTCGAACGCATCCGACGTGAGCGGCACCTTTTCTTTGAACGTGCGCTCCAGTTGGCCCAGCGCTCGAGGCCGAAAGTCTCTCGTGCTGACCAGGTTTACAGGCATTCACGTTTCACTTTTCCCCGTCGACCGTCACCGGCATCCGAGCCGGTAGTGCCACTGCCATACCCGTCAGTGCGGCATGCGTCAGCGCCGTCGTCGCCACGTCTTCCATTCCCCCACCGTCCATTTTATCGAACACATCCGGCAATCCGTCGCGCAGTGCTCTTAAGTCCGCCTTGTCGTTTCCCGTCGATTCTGCTTTGAGCACCGCACTGACCAGCGGCTTGATCATCCCCGTGCGATACATCTCCAGGTTCTTTTTCGCCGTCGCGTCACACAGCCAGTCCAGTGCCACGCTTACCTGCGAATGTCCGTGCAGTGCTTTGGCCGCTTTAGCCAACGGGATCACCTCCCGCCCCCCATCGGTCCCATACCGCCAGCCGGCGGCGCCACAACCAGCGGCTCGATCAGCTTATTGATCGTCTTACCCGCCTCGTCGCGCTGCGGCTCGGGCAGTTCGAGCAGTTCATACGCCGCCGCCTGCTCGACCGGCAGGCCGAGTTGATTGACTGCCGCGCTAATCACCTGGGCGTTAAGTGCCCGGTCCACCGGATCGCGCACGTGCCGCCTGAACTTCGGCACCGGCATATCGTCGCCCGGCCATCTGAACGCCACTAGGGGCACGAACAGTTGCTCCTCGATGGTCCGCGCCTCGGCTTTGATGTCCTCTTTGAGAATGTCGCGCCGCACGTTGTCGTGAACGCTGGCCGCCGCGTACGTTCCCGTGGCACCCGTGGTGTCCGTAGTCAGCGTCTGGCCCAGGTAGCCGATCGTCTGCTTACGTTCCAACAGTTCGATGATCGCCGAATACGGCTCCGCCTGCCGGTTCGACGTCTCGATGATCTCGATCGCCATGCCCTCCGGCATCATCCCCCAGAAGCTCGTACCCATACTCTGCAGTGCTGTTTTAAGCACCTTTCGATCATCGTCGCTCGCCCCCGCGTGCCATTTCCCGATCCGCATCGGCTGGCCGAACAGCTCGATAAACGTCTGCCAGTCCGCCATCGCCAGGCTTTTCATCAGGTAGACCACGGCCTGTGCCTTGGCGATCGTATTGGTGAACGGGTACTCGTCGACGTCGTTCGGCGAATGGATGAGGCACTTGTTGCGCGGCGGCTCGGCGCCGTCCTTTTGATCCTTGGTGACGATGCGCACGGTTTGCGAGGCCGTAAGATCAAACGTCAAGCGCGTATGGGGGATGGGCACGATGTCCGCCAACTGCGGCCCGTTCCACACCAGTTCGAGCACCGCCAGATTCGGCCCGATCGCCCCGCTCATAACGTCCAGCGCGTGGTCGAACGGCCGCACCGGCCGCCCCTGTCGGTACACTATCATGTTGCGTAGCGTAGCCCGCACGAAGTCGGCCGCCGCCGTGGCGGCTTTTTCGTCGACCCCTTCGTCGGTCCGGCTGGCCGGCTCGATCTCCCACTCGATCCCCGTCAATGCCAGCCGCCGCGTGTGGGCTACCGACTGAAGGTGTAGGTCCTTGGACTCCATCTCGGCGTTGAGCTGCAGCATGGCCTCCGCATCGCCGTCGTCGGCACTGCGCAGCAGACTGGCCAGGCGCACGAACGTCAGTGCATCGGAGACTCGCGATGGCTGATCGATACTGGCGTCGTACCGATAGATCCGCTTCGCCAGGTCCGCTCGCTGCTGCAGAATCTCAGTCGAACTACTCATCCTTCATCCTTCATCCTTCATCCTTCATCCTTCCCATCCGTCCTTCATCCTTCATCCTTCATCCTTCATAATTTCCTAAGCCCCGCCGCCACCGGCTCCGCCGCCCCCACCCAGTCGTATTGTGCCGCCGGCTCCACCGCCGCGTAGACCGCCAGTGCGATTGCCCAGAACCTGTCCGCGTGCGACCCTGCTTGCGTGGTCGCCCGCAGTCGGATTTTCCCGTCGATCGTCACGGATTTTTCGACGGAGTGTAGGTCGTTACGGATCTGGTCATGCGCCGGGATGCGCACTGTTCCGTCCTCCATCCGCACCCGCAGCTTGCCGCCCATCTCCTCTTTGAGATTCGCGGTGAACGCGTGCCCTTCGACGCGGTGTCTGCCGAACCGTTCGGTCGCCTGCTCCGCCAGTTGCATCCCCAGGCCCGTTGCGTCGATGCAGCATTTGCGCACGCACTTACAATTGAGCACGTTGCACAGCGTTTCGAACTGTGTTCGAAACGGCGTCGAACGCAGTTCGATCAGCCCCCGGCTGACCAGTTCTCGCCCCACTGCTTCGAGTGCCCAGATAACCGTCAGGTCGTGATAGCGCCCGATGTCCATGCCCACGGCCACGTCGCCCTTACAGTTGTTCAGTTCATCCAGGTCCAGCTCGTAGGGTAGCGTTTCGTCCTCACACGCCCGGATCATTTCCAGCGTGATAAACGCCGTAGCCTCATCCAGAAACTCGCACAAAAACTCCTGGCGATAGAGCATTTCGTCGCCCATCGCCGCCCGCAGTGTGTCCGTATCGACGCCCTGCAGTCCTTGTGCGATGGCGTCCTCGATCGTGACCGTCTGGTGGCCGAACTGCGGGTTGGCGCGCAGCTCATAGAACTTGTTCTGCATGCCGTGCGGCGTCGAGGCCACGTCCAATTCGCCGCCGCCCCGCATGACGGATGGAAACATCGCCCCCCATATTTCTCGATCGGCGCGGTGCATGGCGAATTCATCCAGAAACACGTCGCCCGTAAATCCGCGTGCCGTCTCCGGATTCGCCGGCAGTCCGATCAGTCTAATTCCCGCCTGTGGCAGATCGATCTCCAGCCGTCTATACGTGACGCCGTCGAACACGCCGGCCTCTTCTTCGTGCGGTGTGAACGCGATCTTCAGCGTCTCGCAGTGTTGCCGCGCCTTCATCATCAGTTCGCGGCTCTGTCGCCCACCCGCCGAGAGAAACAGTTGATTGCGTTTACGTGCGATTCCCCGGACGATCCGTCGAAACGATTTGCCGAAGCTTTTGCCGGTTTGTCGTGACCAGCAGTTCCATCTGAACCGGTCATTGGCAACCACGTCCGCCCGTTGGAACGGCAGCAGGACCTGGTTCATGATCGCACCGAACGGCTCGATCACTTTTGCCGATTCGCTGTTAGCCGTTGCCATGCTTGTCATCGCCGTCAAACTGCACGCCATAGCTAGCCAGCACGTCGCGCACCGCTTGGTTGGCATCGATCGTCTGTCCACGTCTGTCCTCATCGCGCGTCCGTTCCTTTTCCGCCACTTCATCGACCACCATCACTCGCGCCAACGTGCGTGCGAACCGGTCCATCAGTCGGCACGCGGTCTGTTGCGTCGACGTCTTGACACCCGGCGACACCGCGCACGCCGCGATCAGCCCCATCGCCTTGGCGAAGTCCGGCCCCATCAAAACCGCCCCTTCCAGCATTGCGTCTTTGAACGTGGCGAACATTCGCAGTCGCCGACGCGGCCCGAACTTTTGAGCCAGGTTCTGCAGTGAGTGGAGCTTTTTGGCAGGGATCGAAAGTTCGCGCATGATGTCATTCGTATCCCACCCCTCATACAGCAGTTCATTGATCCGCTCCCAGGTTTCTTTTCCCAGCGGCTTCACCCAGCGGGGCATTGGTGCCCCTCGATTGTCGCGCGAATCTGCCATTATGCTTACGGTTCCAGCGCCGGGTCCTTGTCGATCCGGCTGGCGATCTCGTTACCCGCCGCCGTCAGCTTGTACAGGCGTTTAGCCCACGGCGTATACGCCTGCTCGTTCGTCCATCTGACGTACCCCTTCTCGCACAGGTACGTCAGGTCGCGCTTGACGCACTCGTCGTCGGGTAGTTCCAGGTGCGTGAGTGCCTCGCAGATCGACGAGAACGCAAACGGCCCGATGTGGTACATGACGTTAAGCACGGCGAGTAATTCTCGCCTTGCGTGTTTGATCCCGGCGGCCTTGGCTTCCTCACGATCCATGTGTCACCGCTCCTTGTCGTTCGAGTGCCTGGGCGACCCGCGTCATCTGCCGTGTGAGTCCGATCGACGCGTCTAATTTACCGCTCATCTCCCGGACCATCTCTCGCGTCGTGTCCAGGCGGTTGGTTTGCGACACTACCACCCGCACCCAGTCCGTGTGGCCGACCTTGGTTCCCTCGAGGGTTTGGATCCGGGTTTCGTGTCGTTCCAGGCGTATCTCGATCGCCGCCTGGAAGCGCACGTTGTCCGCCCGTATGGCCCGCAAGTAGACTGCCACCAGTCCCAGTGGCAGTGCCACGATCGACATCAGTAATATGAAATCGCCCAACTGCAGTGAAACCATAGAATCCACGTCTCACCTTTTTTCACGTGCCGCCCGCGTACCTGACCACCAGCGTCTGCGAGCCCTTGGCGCATAGATGCGGGTCGATCTTCACCCGAAAATCCTGCAGCCACTTGCTTGCAAACGGCGACGCCAGCAGTTCGTTGACCATTTCAACGTGTTCGGTCTTGATCGGCCCGATCACCGTCTCGCGATTCCCGTCGGCTGCTAACATTGCGGCACCGCCCAGCTTGCCGAACAGCGTATGCAGCGTCGTCATTCGTTGGCCCGCGTCTGTCGGCTCCATCACCGTTCAACTCCACCGCTAACCGGCTCAAACAGCATCTGTTGCGCGTTCATCCGATCCGTCGCCGCCTCCCGCATATCTCGCACGCTGGCGAACTCGAATCGCCCGCGCCGCTGTCGGACCTTCGTGTACTCGTCCCACTCGTTTGCGCTTCGTGCCGGCCAATAGCCGCACGCTTCCGGCCGCCCGTCGTTCCCGCAGATTCGCAGTCCCAGCGGCTTGCGTGCGTGTTTGACCACTCGCCGCACGCGCCGCCTGGCCGTCTCATGCGGCACGTCCCAGCCCATGGCCCGCGCCAGCTCGATCGCCGTCACCGGCCGATCGTTAAACAGCCGCCGCAGCGTGTTCCACAGGCTCCGCGCCTGTTCGGCCAGCGGTCTGCGTGCCGTCCCGTTCATTTGTCAGTCCGGCCCTTCTTGTTGCCGGTTCCAGCCCAGGATCTGCAGGATTCCGTTCCGCTGCTCATCGCTGATCGGCCCGTCCAATTGGCTTATCAGACTCTCGCGCAGGCCGCGTGGCAGTTTCGTTCCCGCCCCTCGTGTCGCCAGGTCCACTTCCCCGTTGACCCCCACCAGCCGGATGCCCATTGCTGTCACGATCTTGACATAGCTCTCCAGCCCCGGGTTTTGCACGTTGGCGTCCAGGTTGCTCTTGAAGTCGTCCAGTACCCCCTGGTCTCTGACCTGGCTGACCATCTGCTCCGCCACCTGGGCGAACTCCTTGGGCATCGCACTAGGCAGGCACCCCACCGTATGCCACAGCGTGACACATCCCAAAACCCCTATAACTACAGCTCGAACTCGTTGTGCCATCATCCTGTCTCCTTTTGTGATTGACATTCCCATTCGCTATTCGCAATTCGCTATTCGCAATTCCCGAGGCAGCCCCACCGCCAGGTGGTCGCTATTCGCAATTCGCCATTCGCAATTTTCAATTAAGGGCCGGCGGCGGCGTCCATGCCCCTGCCATCCGTGGCTCGCCGCCGGCCCGCTGCCCTTCATCCTTCATCCTTCATCCCTCATCCTTCCGCCTTCGCCAGGTACCTCCGCCGCCTGGTCCGGGCTCGGCGCACGCCTGGCGCGCGCCTAACCCGGCCCGTAAGTGGAGGAAGGATATCGCCCTCACCCCCGCCTTGATCAGAGCCGCGACCGTGAGGGAGCGGACAAGCCTCCCCGCCTTGATCAGAGCCGCGACCGTGAGGGAGCGGACAAGCCTGCGTGCAAAGCTCCCGGGGCCGAGGCACGGCGGTCGCACCTCGACCCCGGCCGTCGCATGGAGAAAGAATCTCGTTGCCCCGGCCTTGATCAGAGCCGCGACCGTGAGGGAGCGGACAAGCCTGCGTGCAAGGGCCCCGGGGCCGAGGCGTGTCAAGCGCACCCCGACCCCGGCTGCCAGGAATGGATCCGCGTCCCTGTGCGCAACAAGAGGCCGGACACGGCGAACCGGCCGGCCTCTCATCGGAGGGGAAAGAGGTCTCGTTTTGTCTGGCGTCCTTGCCATGTGCATCCCTGCCCATGCGGCCATCGTGGCCGCCGTTCCACCGGGTGGTCGCTATTCGCTATTTGCCATTCGCCATTCGCCATTCGTCAGGTAGCCCCACCGCCAGGTGGCGCAAAAAAAGACCAGGTGCGTTTGTCCCGCCATCACGAGGCAATCGCACCTGGCCTTCTCGATCGGTTACGCGTTCTCGCGCTCGGACCCACGGGCGTCAGCCCATGGACCCGTCTCCGCGTCTCCGCGTCTCCGCCGTTTTCAGCTCAGATTTTCAGCCGATCATCTTCGATCGACCCGATTTGTTTTCCGGTTTCAGGGCGCTGTAACTCACCCTTCAGATTGTCAGATACCCCTCCTACGGCCTCGTCTACGCCCTGTCAACCCCAAAATCAAAAAAATCTTCCCTACCTTTCGACCCGAATCACATTCACGTCAAAAGAACCCAGAGCCCCCATCGAATCTAGTAGGCACAAGTCCAACTCCTCCTTAGCGCTTGCCCCCACGCCTGCCACCGCCGCTAATACTTCACATACCGAAATCACGTCCATCCCATAGACCCGGGCAATCCGACCTGCCCGCCACGCCAGCACCCTCAGCTCCTCAGCGCTCAGCACCTCAAACCCCGACCCTCGCGCATTTGCAAGCCTCAAGATCAACTCCTCCCGCTCCCATTGCCGGTCCAATGCCCTGCGATGCGCGTCACCCGATGCCCTCATCGCTTCCGTGCACCGTACGATCGACGCCTTCTCGTGCTTGTAAACTCCGACCATCACCGCAACCGAGGCCACTGCGAACGTCAACGCCAACGAAAACCGAACCCACCAGCCTCGCCCACGCTTGCGCGCCCATCGCTCAACGTCGTGCACCACCGACGCTTTCAGCGGATGCCCGCACTTCGGACATGCCGCCGCGTCTTCCGAGCACTCGTTCTCGCAGTTCGGACAAAAAACGTTCACCTTCTGAATTTTCCCCTTGACTTCCCCGCCACAAAATCGGTATCTTACACACGATGGCTCACTGAGTCATGCCAGCTTTGGCTCACCCGGCGGTGGCCACGGACTCGCGTGTCACGGATGACGCGTGCCGGGTTCGACTCGGAGGACCCGCATGACTCATCCATCACTTTCTACAATAAGCCCCCAACGGGCGCGCGACATCGCACACTACGTCATCGACGCTATGCCTGACGCCGTTCTTTCTCGCTGGATCGCGCAACTTCCCCCAGGGTTGCTAGCACCGCTCGTAAGGTGCGCTGATCCAGGTTCCCCTTTCTCCACTTCTCAAGCGAACGCATCAAGTCCTCCCATTCGATTTCACGCTTCCCGATCGCCCGAGCCCAACGCTGTATCGGCTCCTGTAGGCCCGGCGCGAGACACTCGTACGCAACCAAACCCGCCATCATCAACACCTGCGGCTCCAGTAGCGTATCCCTCGACAGCTTCGTCAAATGCTGGCGCACCTCTGGCGTCATCCGGAAGTTAAACTGCACCTTCGCAGCAGGCTTGTCTTTTGACCCACCCGACATGCCTACATCTTTTGTAAAAAAAATCCACATGCAACTTGCGTAACGTCGTTACGTATGTTACACTAAGTACGATGAGACTCACCGGCCAACATAAAGGCGTTTATGTCACGTTCCGCGACAAGCGTCGGCGCCGCAAAAGCGAGTCACTCACCGTCGACGGCTACACCCCTAAGCAGCTTCTCCGCGTCGTCGCCGATTACCTCCGCGACCAGAAACGAAAGGCAGGCTGACATGCGCAAGAAAGTCACCGTCAAGTGCACGATTCCGACCACCCATTTTCGTCGCCACAAGACGCGTACCGTCAGCTTCACCGTCGACTGCGACAACCTCGACGCCGTCGTCCGCCGCCTTCACTACGCCGTAAGCAGCGCCTGGGAAACCACCAGCTTATCCGGTCGCCGCCACAAGCGGCCCTGAGTTTTCGTCTGTAACGCCGGCGGGGCGGTCCCGCCGGCATTGTTTTCCGGACCGAGCCCCGCCACGGGCGGGGGAGGCAAAGCCGTGAGAAACAGTCGTAACCGGCAGTTCGTGTCGCCGCGACGGATGTTGAGTTTCAAGCGCACGTGCGCCCTCACCATCCTCTCCACTCCAAGCTTTTGCCCTCCCCGCCCGCCAGGGGCAACCCCTACGATAGCGTAATTCAGCGGCACGGAACCGGATTTCCGCTGTCGCTTTTCCAGGCACGGAGGCCCTCAATGGATAGGGAGATGCGAACCGACGTCGAGCTCTTACTCACCCTCGTCGACAACGAGCCCACCGTCATTGATTACGTCACCGGCCGGCCGGTTATGGTCACTCGCAAGTGCGTCGCCCGCTGGACCGGCCGATCCATTCAGACCATCAGCGACTACGTCAGCGGCCGTTACAACATCCCCATTGAGTTTTGGGCGCGACTTCTGGAGCACTACCACGACGCCCGCATCGCCGACCTCGTGTTGATGCACACCGATTACGAGCTCTTCTTTCACGACAAGGCCACCCCCGCCAGCACTCGCGACTTCTTTCGCAGGGCGGTCGAGGAAAGTGGATTGCATCATCAAAAACAGGTCTACATCGCCGACCTGTTGGCTGACGGCCGCATCGACGAGCTCGACGCCTCCACCGTCCAGGCCTACGCCGACGCCTACGTTCATCACCGGATGGCCGACGCCGCCTTACACCGCGCCATCATCGAGACGTTCAACCGCGCCATGCACGCCAAGGAGCCCGCCCGATGATCCATGATGTTGCCTTGTTCGCCGTGTCACTGGCCCTCTGTACCATCGGCCTGGTCTATCTGTTCGACGGCATCCACTGGCAGACCGTTCGCTGCCAGTGCGGTCGTGCGTCCATGCGCGGCGTTGTTTTACTCGACGACGCCGAGCGCCACAGCATGCAGCGGCATCTGACCAACTCCTGCCCAACCTGCGCGCGAAATAGCCGGATGGCCAAAACCGCCCAACCGGCACCGGAGACTTAAACCATGTTCGCACCCTTACACCAGTGCCCCAAGTGCCACGGTTTCATCAGTCGCGAGCACGCCGCAATCGAGGACCTGGTCACCGACCAGGTGACGTACCTCTACTGTGACTTCTGCGGCTTCGGCCTCGAGACCCTGTGGCACAAGTTACCCGAGGGTCTCGTTGAAAAGTTCACCATCGAGCATCGGGCGACGCGCGACCCCGTTGACTTGGGCAAGTTTCTTCAACGTCTCCACGACGCCCGCGCCGCTTAGAAAGGCCCATGAGTGCATTACCTGCTATCACCGATCCTCGACCCCCTACGCTTGATCCACAATCAGACGCCTGGCTCCCACTCGACGAGGCCGCCCGGCTCACCGGCGAGCCGTTGCGCACCATGCGTCACCGCGCCGCCACCCAGTGGTCTGTTAGGGGCTTGGCTCAGCTCCGCCCGCCGCGCGACGGCCGGGGCAAGCCCGTCTGGTGGGTCCATCGTTCGGTCCATCCCAACCTCGACCCCGGTTCCGCGGACCGCGACCGGCGCAATCGCGAGTCACTTTTGGCCCGCTATCCCGAGCACCTGGTCGACCGCGCCTACCGCAAGGATTTCTGGCTCGCTCGCTGGCGTGACCTGTGTACCGCCGAGCCTCGTGCCACAGAGTTATCCCTCGCCGCCCGGATCGTCAACCAAGCCAGGCGCCGCGAGGGTGACGCATTCCGCATCTCCCCCCGCTCACTCCGGGCCTGGCGGCGCGCGTATAACACAGCGGGCGACGACGGTTCCATACGCGGCATCGAGGCCCTGATCGACGCCTACAACGGCCCGGCGGGTTCGACGCGCCGCTCCGCCGACGCCATCGACTACTTCTACGCCCTGTATCACTCACAGGCCAAGCACTCGGTCCAAACCTGCCACGACGCCACGTTGCGCGAGGCGGCCCGTAACGCTTGGTCCTGGCCGTCCAGCTACACCGCAACCACCCGCTGGCTGCGTGCCAATGACCGGCTCGACGAGACCTGTCTGCGTCGCGAGGGTCAGACTGCCTTTGCTCACAAGCATCTACCTCATATAGAGATCGACTACACGACGATCGAACCCGGTTGGATGTACGTCGCCGACCACGCCCGGCTCGATTTGTGGTGTAATCACAGCGGCGAGCAGTTGCGCCCCTGGCTGACGGCAATCGAGGATTGCCGCAGTCGCTGCCTTGTCGGCTGGCATATCGGCGTCTCACCCAACCAGGACGCCATCCTAAGTGCCATGCGCATGGCGTTCGCCCAGTGGGCCGTTCCCCACCGCTTCCACATCGACCAGGGCAAGGACTTCTGTAGCGAACTTTTGACCGGCGTCACCAAGCGCGAGCGTGACGTTTGCAGCCGCCAGCTCGGTCCCGACTGGCAACAGGTTCTACGCCATCAGCAGACCGTCTTTTGGCATGGGGTTTTAGGCGAGCTCGGTGTCGGCGTCGTCTACGCCGACCCCTATTGCCCTTGGTCTAAGGGTCAAATTGAGCGGTTCTTCGGTACCGTTCACGATCAGTTCGACAAGACGTTCGCCACGTATTGCGGGCGCGACACCGTCAGCCGCCCGGAGTGTCTGGCCGAGATTCGGCGCGGCTACACCAACAGTCAAAAGCGTGCCTTGCGCGCCAAGCACGGTAAAGCGTGGAAGCGTATCGCCGTCCTCAAGTTCATCGACCAGGTCGACGTCCCTTCGCTCGACCTGGTCCGCGATCGATTCACCGACTACGTCGAGCTTTATCACCGCCGCTCCCACGGCGGCCTCGACGGTCAGACTCCCCGCGATGTCTGGCGCACCGCGACCAGCCTGCGTAAGGCCGGCTCAACCGAGTTATTGGCTCTCATGCAAGCGCGCGGTGTTTATCGTGTCGGTGCCAACGGCGTCACCTTCCGCGTCGGCCCTACTACGTTGACGTACGGTGCGACCTCGTCGCCGCTCCGTCGTCTCGTGGGCCGCGACGTATTCATCACGCTCGACCCTGCGGATTGCAGCTCCTGTTACGCGTTCACGCCCGACCCCACGTCGCGTGTTTTAATTGATCACCTGGCGGCCAACGTGCCGATCCCGGCTGGCACGCCCGTCGACCAGTTACGCGAGGCCGTTCGCAATGTCCGCAGCCGTCGCAAGCTGCTGGGTCAGGCGGCCCGCGAGGCGCCCAAGCGCATGCGTACAGCCGCCCGCGAGGTGGCCGCTTTGCGCAGCGACCAGCTCGCCGCAGCCCGCGCCACCGGCACCGACGACGCCGCCCCGACCGCCAATATCGTCCCCGTTCGAACCGGCTTCGAGGCCGTTTCGATCCCCGATCGAACGGTCTACGAACCGCCACCCAGCGAGTATGACGCCGTCAACCTGGACGACTTGGATTTCAACGCTCTCCACCGCAGCAACGCAGACCAAGGGCCGACCGACGAATACGCCGATCTCGACGTCGACGCCCTCACCCCTTCGACGGCGGACCCCGCACCGGCCGATCCCGTTGATCAATACGCCGACCTCGACGTCGACGCCCTCACCCCTTCCACGGTAGATTCCGCACCGACCGATGTCCTCGACGAATACGCCCACGTTAACGTGCACGATCTCACACCTACCCCAACGGAGTCGCAACATGACGTTGCCTGACGACTACGCCAACGCCGACCTAGACTGTCTCAGGGAGCGCGACAGTCGCCAGCTATTGGAGGCACGGATGCTACCAGACAAAGGACCGCTCTCTAAAGAGCAGCGCGATCAAGTCACAAGCGCGGTTAACGCCTACATTCAAAAGCACGGTTTGACGCAACAGGAGGTTTGCCGCCAGGTCAGCGTTGGCGCCCAGGCCCTCAGTGGCATTCTGCGCGGCACGTACGACCATGCACCGCTCGACGGCTACCTGCGGGGCCTCAACGACTGGCTGGAGGTCGACGCCCGCCGGCGGCGCACCAAGCCGTTCGCCAGGTACGTCGAGACCCGCGTCGCCAAGCGCATTATGAACTGCGCCGTCAACGCGTCGAACCGTAAGCAGATGGTCTTGGTCCACGGCCCCACCGGCATCGGTAAGTCCCTGGTCGCCCACGTCGTGGCCGACAAGTTTCCCGGTGCCATTTACCTGCGCATCTCGTCGGGCAATACGTCCTTCACGTCGTTACGCCGCATGCTCGCCACCCACTTGCGCCTCTTCGGCCGGCGGCGATCGCAGAAGCGTGACGAGGCCGCCGGCCTCACACTGGACGAACGCATCTTCGACGTCCTGCGCGACAGCCATCGCCTGATCATCGTCGACGAAGCCCACCGCGTCGCCGAGTCGGCCCTCGATTTCTTGCGCGACCTTTACGACGAGTGTCGGACGCCGATCCTCTTACTCTGCACCAAGGACCTGCTCGATCGCGTCCGTCGCGACAGCGACGAGGACCACGGCCAGCTTTACAGCCGCATTCACGTGGCCGACCTGGTGTACGGCTTCGACAAGGTCCCGGGCGGCAAGAAGCCGCTCTTTACCGTCGCCGACATTCGCAAGATCTTCGAAAGCGACAAGGTCCGCCTCCTGCCCGAGGCCCGTGGCTACCTCCAGGACGCGGCCAATATGCTCGGTCACGGCTCGCTACGTCTCTGCGACGACATCATGGCATTGGCTGTCGACATCGAACGTAGCGTCAAGGACCTCGGACCACAGGATGCGCTGACCGTCTCGGAACCCCTGTTGCGCAAGGCGGAGATGGAACTCAAGGCCGACCCCGCAATGCGCGAGGACATAACGTCCCGTGGTACCGTCGCCGTCGCGGCGTCTGCGTGACACTGACTAGGGAAGTCACCATGAGCATCAAACGACAGCTCAACGTTTTACGTGCCCCGTGGCCTCCCGGCGTCGACTGGCGATCCGTTACCGAAGGCTGCAAGTTCACCTTGTTTCAGCTCCGCCCCGGCGCGTTTTCGCCACTTAGCGTCGCCTTGCTGTTCGAGGTTCAGACCGTCAACCGTGCTTTCCGTTACGGCGTGCCACCGTGTGAGAACTAACAACCGATGATTGACGTCGAGACCAAACCTGAATCCACCAGCCGAAAGCGAGGCACGCGGCGCATGATCACGTGCCGCGCGTGCGGCAAAAAACGCCCGCACTGTGCCCACGGCTTGTGCAAGACCTGCTACAATCACCGCCACCCCTCTCCCGTGATCACCTGCCGTGAGTGTAAGCGAAAGCGCCCGCACCACGCCCGCGGATTGTGTGAGACGTGCTATCGCCGGCGCATAATCACCTGCCGCACGTGCGGTAGAAAGCGCCCGCACTACGCCCGCGGATTGTGTAAGATGTGCTATCCCCAGCCCATAATCACCTGCCGCACGTGCGGTAGAAAACGACCGCACGCCGGCCTCGGCTTGTGTGACGCCTGCTACGTGCGTCAGCACGCCCGCCCCATGATTGTTTGCCGTAACTGCGGCAGACATCGCCCGCACCACTCGCGCGGCTTGTGCAACCCTTGTGCACGCACCGTCTGGAAGCATCTACGCGGCGTCATTCCTAAACACAAAGTAAGAGGCCACCTGGCACACTCCTGGCGAGGCGGCCGTCGCGTCTACTGCACGATCTGCGGCCGCAACGCCGGCTGGCGCAACCCTAACGACTTTCACAGAAACAAAACCGGCTTTCGTTGCCGGTTACACAAACACACCAAGATCACGGAGAAAAATCATGGCAACCAAGAATCCACCCCGCTTCGATCATTTGTGGCATGACGCCGTCGCGGCCTACGGCCAGCTCCAAAAGTACACCCGCCGCCTCGGCAAGAACGTCAAGGAGGTGCGCCGCTATACGTACCGCTTCGCCGTCCTCGTCAAGGAGATGACCGAAAACCACCACAACGAATTTCTGGCCATGGTCACCGGCGAAGGCGCCAATGTGACCCAGTGGTTCAACGAGCGCTTCGAGCTCATCGAAGCGATGGGCGATACCCGCGAGCGAATCTTCCAGGCTATCGCCGCCGGCGTAACGGAGCGGGAATACGTTACGGAAGGTGAGATCGTCCTATGCCGCAAGCGTATCGACGTCACGTCGAAGCCCAAAGACGTCGCCGAGCCGTCGGCACCCCGCGAGGATGCGCCGCTCGATCAGAAGCTCACGCACGCCCTGGCTGTCGTCGAGAACTTGCGATCCATTAAGCAGACGTTGCGGCGCGACAACACGCAGCTCCGCAAGGACCTGGCCATCGCCCTGCGCCGGATCGACAAGCTCGAACGTGCTCTGAAGCGTGCCGAAAAGACAATCGACATGGCAATCAAAGCCGGATGATCATGGCCGAGTTGAACACCAAACCGTTCAGTAGCTCCAAGCGTCAACACCAGACGCTGGTTATCGCCGGCCGTCGTCAGGGCCTCGAGTTGAGCGAGATTCGCAAGTTCGTCGGCGGCTCGCTCCGCCGTCTGCCCGCCAAGCAGTGTTCGGATTTCATCGAGCGCTTCAGCGGCCGGGGTCTCGCCAACCCACCCGGCCAAAAGCCCGGTCCTTATGCGGGCAAGAAGCGGACGCCTGGCGCGACGCGCATGATCACCGCCGATCAGGTCGACCAGATCGAGCGCTTGAGCTGGGGCTACTTTCCCGACAGCACCGCGTTTATCACCTGGCTTGCTAAGACGTTCAAAGTCCCCCATGTCCAGGTCACCAACCTCGACGAGACGCGTGCCGCCATCCGTCAGCTCGCCACGTCCAAACGGGCCGGCGAAGTGATCCGCGTCCTGAAAACCATGATCGCAAGGAGGAAGCCCAAATGAACCCCGATCAACCCCTCGCCCAGTTAGAAAACCTTGGTCAATCATGCGCCCTGCGCGCCACCCTTGATGAACGCCTCACCGCGATCGCCACCCGCTTCCACATCGCGGCCTTTCGCCCGTTACAGCGTGAGGCCATCGACTCCGCCCTCGCCGGTCACGACTCGCTGGTCGTCATGCCCACCGGCGGTGGCAAGAGCCTTTGCTACCAAGGCCCCGCAACCCACTTGCTTGGTACCACGGTCGTTGTCTCGCCGCTGATCGCATTGATGGAGGACCAGGTCGACAAGTTGAACCGGCGCGGCTTTTCTGCGGCTCACATCAACAGCAGCATCAGCGTCGCCGACCAGCAGGAGCTCGAGGAACAGTTCAAGTGCGGCGACTTCGATCTGGTCTACGTCTCGCCCGAGCGCGTCATGACGCCGGCATTTATGACGTTGCTGGCCGCCTGTAAGGTCACTGCGTTCATCATCGACGAGGCCCATTGCATCGCCCAGTGGGGTCACGACTTTCGACCCGACTACGCCCGTCTTGGCGACCTCCGCAAGTGTTTTCCTGCGATACCTATACAGGCGTACACTGCTACAGCCACGCCGCGTGTGCGTGACGAGATTGTCGGCAGCCTCTTTTTGCGCGAGCCCGACGTTCTCGTCGGCGACTTCGACCGGCCCAATCTTTGCCTGCGCGTCGAGCAGCGCATGGACCTTGACCGCCAACTGCTCGATTCCATTCGTGCCCACCAAGACCAGGCCGGCATCATCTACTGCATGCGTCGCCTCGAGACCGAGGCGGTGGCCGGCTTTTTGCAGCTCAACGGTATTAACGCCCTGGCGTATCACGCCGGCCTGGATCCCCGCGAGCGGCGTCAGGTCCAATCGGATTTCATGCACTTCCGCGTCGACGTCGTCGTCGCCACGATCGCGTTCGGTATGGGCATCGACCGTCCCGACGTCCGTTACGTTGTGCACGCCCAAATGCCCAGCTCGCTCGAGCAGTATCATCAGGAGATCGGCCGCGCCGGTCGCGACGGCCAGCCCGCCGAATGCGTCATCTTCTACCATTCGAACGACTACGATACCTGCTTGTCACTCTTGTCTAATCGCGACGGCCCGCGCGACGACGTCACCAATATCGGCCCGCTCGAAGAGGCCCTCGAGTTGATCGAGCTCTATTGTAGCTTGCCGCCCGACCCGTCGTGGACTTCGTGTCGTCACTGGGCTCTATGCGACCACTTCGGCCAGCAGATCGCCACAACGTGCCAGGCGTGTGACAACTGTATGTCACTCCAAGGTGAGGCCCGACAATTGGAGGCCGCGTGTTGACGGCTGATCCTGACAACGCCGCCACGATCGACGTCGCCGACCTCCACGTTACCGTGCGTCGCACTGGCGACCGCGTGCGTGGCGTTGCACGCTTTCCCGCTTCGCCTGACGGTCGCTGCGAGTGTGTGATCGACTACCGTTCTCGCCAGCTTGTCGCCGGCCAGACTGAGTTCCACGCGCCCACCGACCGCCGCGCCCGCCTGCGTTTGTACCTCGTTGAGCGTTGGCGAAAGCTCTGTGCCGATCAGCCCTCGATTTCCGCGACCAGCCACGCCGCCGCGATCGTACAAGAGGCTCACGCCGAGGGCTTGCGCTGCAGTGCGAGCTCGCTGCGCGTCTGGGCCAACAGGTTGGACGTCGAGGGTAAGGGCGCCCTTTGCGATCGTTACACGCCCGCACCCCGCAAGCTCCCCGCATTCGATCCACGTCACGCCAAGGGCGCGCTGCTCGTGTGCGCCTGGTGGGCGTATCGGATTGGCAATTGCCAGGCGATTGAGACCAAGATGATGATCCAGGCCGTCGGCTTGATCGCCGCCGGTTACAAGCCTGCTGACCTGATCGCCACGATAGACGCTTACTACGGCTGGAACTGCGATCGGGGCAAGTACCCGTTCAAGCCGTTTTCACGTTGGGCCAGGCACGATCTGCACAAGTGGATTCAACGCGCCGCCGGCGACGCCGATTACAAGCGTGCCATGGCCTCCGCGCGTCAACGCAAGCGCAGCGCTAACTGTCATCACACCCATCGCGCGATCAAGGAGCTAACAAACCCCGAACAGTGTCCAACCGGTGACCCTCCGTCTACGGTCGCCGCCGCCCGCTGGGTCAATCGCCTTGGCTACAACCATGCCGCCCATCAGCTTGCTGCTCAACCGCTGCCCACCCAGCAGCTCGCCGCTGCTACCGACCGACCGCCGCCGCACCCGGCCCCGTCAGACACCCCTCTAAGCTCTCTGGTTGCCGACAGGGAGCCGCAAACCGTCGCCCAGGCGTTGGCTACACTCGACGACGCCTATCGCGTCATGCTCATCGAAGCCGCCCAGGCTGATCGCGTCGCGATCGGCCAGGCCGTCACCACGATGGCACTCTGGTGGGATCGGATGCCGCAAGGAATCCGCAACAACATCGCGTTCAAGGTCGATGTTTGGCGGCGTGAACACCCTCACGTGACCGACCACCAGGCCGCCACTCGCCGCCTCCAGATGCTGTTACCTTGCATAAGAGACCATCGCTGCGGCGCTCAATGCCTCGCCGTAGCTGCGAGGCTCCCCGCATGACGTCAACCTCACCGCCAACCGCCTACTCTAGCGCCAGCGCCGCCCGGATCAGCCCTCGCACCCACCCCGACCGCGTCAGCCCGTTACGGCGAGCGTCGATCGCTCGCATTTCGCGCTCCGTTACGCGCGCCTCTACGCGTAGTTTGCGTGGGTCCGGGATGGGTTTGCGGCCAGCGTTGCTCCGTTTTTTCTCGCTCATCATAATTAGTGTACGACATCGGACGGACACGGTCAAGTTTTTTCGCCTTTTTTCCGCTTTGTTATTTGACTGCCGCTTATTTGTGTCGTACACTTATTATGGAGGGAAACGATGATGACGGGAAGTAACGAAACGATGATTCCCACGCGACCGGTTGGCGGTTACGACTATGGCGAGGGCCGATCCAGGCGTATGATCCAGGCTGAAGTCGAAGGAAAAATCACGATCGGACGCTGGGCAAAGCGTCATGGCGTAAGCGTTCGAGCCGCCGTCGAGGTCATGGCACTCACCGAAGCTCACCACACAGGGACGGGCCGGCGGGGTCGCACGCGCCTAACCTACGTGATTGAGGCTGACGCGGAGCCGACCACTGAGCAGCTCGAGGCTATGCAAGCGTGGAATCGTGGTGACCGACCCACAGTACGCGGCTGGCACATAAAGTGGGAGCGAGAATATGGCGCGTGGGGGCGGCGGCACAATATTGCGACGCTCGGGCTATTTTGCGGCGATCCGAACGACGCGCCTAAAAACCTTCATCGGATCGACGATGACGCGGAGTGGGCGGAAGTCCAGGCCTCCACCGGCCGGCGCCTGCGGGCATACGCCACGTCGTGGCGAGAGCTTTATGACGAATAGACGGGCCGGGCCCGGGCAACTGATCGTCGTGAACGTGTCGGTCGGGGGTCGATTACACTCTACCCGCCCGGGCCCGCCCACCATTCAGCACGAGGCTCCCAGTATGACCCATAATCGCCTATTCGAACCCCTCTCGAACCCCCTTCGACCAGCACCTAATGCACCGCTTCCAGGGCGCCCCATTTCTGAGGCGAGGACACTCAGGCGCGCCGCGAACCTTGCCGTTGCTTTGCCGTTTGCCGATGCTCGTTTTCGGACGAATGGCGTAACCCCTTGTTCCACAACGACTTACGAATCGGCAAAAAAGGCAGTAACGGTAGCAGGCCCCCGATTTCATCTTGTCACGTGCAAAACCTAAAAATGCCACTTCGACCGTAACCTCTTAATCTATAACGACTTACGAGCAACGGCAATTTAGGCAGAACCTAGGTAGCTTTCAGAGCCAGGTTCAACCTGGGCAGCCTCCGT